GTCAAGCGTGGCGACTCACTGCTCGGCGTTGCCGGCTTCGGCGATCTCGGTGCAATCACCGTGCGTGCCATCGACCCCGACGTGGAGCGCATGTTGCGCCCGTATCGCAATCCGGTCGTCGCCTAATGGCTGGCACCGCCTCTTCGATTCAGACTGCACTCGGCGTCAGGCTTGCAACCGTCTCTGGTCTGCGAGTCGCCGATCATCTGCCCGAAGCGGTCAACCCTCCAATGGCAGTAATCCAGATCCAGTCGGTGACTTATCACCGAGCAATGGCTGGCGGACTGTCTGAATGGCAGTTCACCATCAGCTGCGTTGCCGGTCGCATGGGCGATCGACCTGCACAGATCACGCTCGATGGCTGGATGAGTTACGCCGGCGGTCAATCAATACGAGCAGCGATCGAAGCCGACAAAACCCTCGGCGGTAACTGCTCCACCCTCAAGGTCGGCGACATGGTCGCCGTACGCCCCCTCTCAATCGGTGATGCCGCTTATCTCACTTGTGAGTTCAACGTCACCGTCCACGCATAGGAGTCACTCGTGAACACCTACAAGATCATCGGCTCGCTACCAGTAGCAGGCCATCTCCCCGGCGATGTTGTCAGTGATGACGACCTCGAAGGTTGCGACATCGAGCACCTCATCGGTGCCGGTCATCTCGCAAGCACCAAGTCCAAGACCACCCCGGTCGACAAAGCAACACCTACCCAGGAGGACTAAGCCGTCATGGCCATCGTCATCACCAATGCAAATGTTTCCGTCGGCGGCGTAGACCTCTCAAGTCACATCACCAAGGTCACACTCTCAACGACTCGAGCAGAAATTGAGACCACGACATTCGGCAACACTGCCGTACGTCGCGTGGCCGGTCTTGCTGACTCGTCAGTAGCGATCGACTTCAATCAAGACTTCGCCGCTGCGTCAGTCGAAACCACGCTCTACCCATTGATCGGCAGCACCGCTGCTGTCATCGTCAAGCCGAACGGCACTGCCACCGGCACAGCGAATCCGTCCTACACCTTCTCGGCGCTTGTCACCGAATGGATGCCTCTCGATGCTCAGGTCGGCGAACTCGCCTCTGCCTCCATCACTTGGCCAATCGACGGAACCATCGCGAAGGCGACGGCTTAATTATGGCTGCTCTCATGCGTCTTCGGGTCGTCCCTACACAGGGCGAGCCGTATGAGGTTCCAGTCACCCCCAAGGTCATCGTCGCTGCCGAGCGTCAGTTCGCTAAGCCGATGACCCAACTGTTCGGCCAGGACGCCTCCTATGAGGCTCTGTGCTGGGCAGCTTGGAAGGGTTCGTTTGTGTCGGGTCTCATTGTTAAGCCGTTCGATGAATGGCTTGACGACATCGACTCAATCGAAGCCGGCGAAGAGTCGCGCGTCCCTTTAGAGAAAGCATGACGATGCTCGTGGCGCAGGTCTCTGTCGCCACGAGCATCGCACCCAACGATCTGCTCGACACTCCACCGGACCTGTTCTGGGCGATCGTTGCGGTACTGAAGGAACAATCTCGGAAGGGGTAGTCATGGCTCCGAAAGTCAAAGGCATGGCCACCGAGATTGAGAGCGGTGGACTCGAAACCACTGTCGTCTTGTATGGCTACAACGACTTTAAAAAGAAACTCAAAGCCGCTGACGCTGATCTTCGCAAAGCGATGGACAAAGAGATCAAGAGTTTCATCACTCCAGTCTCAGCGCTTGCCAAGTCCTACGTCCCCTCCGTTGCCATGCGCAACTGGAAGAGCGGCGGCAAAGGCGTGTGGAGTGATCGACTCGGCTGGGATCAATCTGAGGTTCTCAAGGGAATCACCGTCCGCCAGGGCGGAAGTCGGAGCAAAGGCTCAGCGACATCGGCTGCCTGGCGAATTCAGAACAGATCCGCTGCTGGCTCTGTCTACGAACTCGCCGGGAAAAAGTCCAAGGGCAGCGGCACTGCTGGCATCAGTTTCATCAACGCAATCACGCTTCGTGGTGGTCGACCATCTCGCCTCATCTGGCGTGCGTGGGATGCCAAGGGCGGAGAGCAAGCAATCACGCGATCAGTGCTCGAGACAATTCACAAGTTTGAGAACCAGCTCCAACGCGAGCTGGACTAGCAACGCAGGACTGAGGACGCTATGGCTGTCAATCTGAACGTCGTTTCTCAATTCGACGCCAAGGGCCTCAACCGTGCGCAGTCCGAACTAGACAAACTCGCAGCATCAACCTCGTCGACTTCCAAGAAACTGATGGCTGGCGCTGCAACTGCTGGCGCTGGCATCCTTGTCGGCGCTGGTGCTGTCGCTGCTGGCCTCTATGCCATCGGCGCATCGTTCGATGACGCCTTCGATGGCATCAGAATCGGCACCGGCAAGACCGGCACCGAACTTGAAGGTCTCCAAGCCGACATGAAAGCGGTCGCTGGCACAGTGCCGGCATCGTTCGGTGACGCTGGCAAAGCCATCACCGTCTTCTCACAGAAACTCGGCCTGTCCGGCGCACCATTGCAGACACTGTCTAGCCAGGTGCTCGAGCTGTCACGCATGACCAAGACTGACCTGAGCGGCAACCTCACCGCAGTCACCGACGTATTCAACAACTTCGGCGTCGGTGCCGGCGACCAGTCGGGCAAACTTGATCTTCTGTTCCGTGCCTCACAAGCCTCTGGCGTGTCGGTAGCGGAACTCGCCGGCACCATGAGTGGAGCCGGCGTTGTTCTGCGTGAAGTTGGCCTCAACTTCGACCAGTCCGCAGCCTTCCTCGCCACACTCGCCAAGGCTGGCGTCGATGCTGGCGACGTAATGCCAGCACTCAGCAAGTCCCTCGCCGTTGCAGCAAAGAACGGCAAAGACGCTTCGGCAGTATTCAGCGAAACATTCAACGCCATCAAGGGCGCACCCGACGACGTTGCTGGCGCAGGCATCGCACTCGATGTGTTCGGCGCAAAGGCTGGCCCGAAACTTGCCGCCCTCATTCGTGAAGGCAAGCTCTCTTTCGAGGACATGCAGAAAGCAATCGCAGGCGGCAGCGACACCATCCTTGGCGCTAGTGCTGATACGCAAGACTTTGGCGAGAAACTCACGCTGCTCAAGAACCGTGTCTTCCTTGCCATCGAACCAATCGCCACTCGAGTGTTTAACAAAATCGGCGAGGTCATGGACGACCTCGGCCCGAAGGTCGAGCAGCTCACTGCCTTTATGACCGAGCACAAAGAAATCATGCTTGTCGCCGCTGGGATCATCGGCGGCATTGCGGTCGTCGCCGTGCTCGCTTACGCCGCTTCAATGGCTACTGCCGCTGTCGCAACTATCGCTGCAACGTGGCCAATCTTGGCAATCGTCGCAGCAGTCGCGCTTGTCGTCGCAGCCCTGTATCTCGTCTGGAGTAATTGGGACATGATCTGGAAATGGATCATGGACCACAAGGCCTACGCAGCAATAATCGCAATTCTTGCTGGCCCTATCGTGCTCCCGATTCTTCTCCTCGTCGGCATTATCAAGTGGCTTCAGGCTAATTGGGAGAACGTCTGGTCTGTCATTCAAACCGTCACGAGTGTCGTCATTGACATAGTTATCGCCTACTACACAGCACTCATTGAGTACGTCAAGTTTATGTGGAACATCTTTCAGACTCTCTGGGATGTTGTGCAGAACGTCTGGTCGGGAATCGTCAGCATCATCGGCGGTGCCTGGAACTTCATCAGCGGCATCTTTGATTCAATCAAGAATGGCGTCTACGACGTAATCGGCTGGTTCCTTTCAATTCCAGAGATGATTGGTGGCATCGGCTCTGGCATTGCCAACGCAATCAGCGATGGTTTCAAGAACGCATGGAACACAGTCGCCAACTTCATCAACGATGCAATCCCGAACAGCATCGGCTTCGGCTTCGGACCATCAATCGATCTGCCCGATAACCCGCTGCCAACATTCGCAAGCGGCGGCATCTTCCAGGCAGCGATGGGCGGCGGCTCTGGTCTCGCTGTGCTGCATGACAACGAGATGGTGCTGAACGCTGACCAGCAGCGTGGCCTCTTCGCCGGCAAAGGCGTCGGCGGCGGCGGCTCTGTCTACAACATCAACGTGAATGTGGCGGCAGGAGCCGACAAAGCTGCGATCGGTCAGACCATCGTCGAATCGATTGCGGCCTATGAGCGTCGCAGCGGCGACGGCTGGAGAGCGGCATGAGCGTCACGCTCGCCGACGGCGTAGTTCTCACCGTCGAGATCGGCTTCTCAACCACTGCTGGATCTGGCACCGTTCCGCTCAACTCGACGCTGGCCTCAATCACCTGGACTGACGTGAGCTCTGATGTGCGCTCGTGTTCGATTAAACGCGGCCGCTCATCAGAGCTTGACTCATTCACTACTGGCAGCTGCCAGATCACCTTTGCCAACGCCGACCGCAAGTACGACCCTGAGTACGCCTCAGGCACCTACTACGGCAAGCTGACACCAGGGCGGCCGATCCGCATTCGAGCCACGCCACCAGCCGGCTCTGCCACTGGCATCTTCTTCGGCTTCGTCGATCAATGGAACCAGCAATACACAAACCCGACCGACGCCACCACAATCGTCACCGCTTCGGACGCGTTCAAAGTGCTGAACCTCATCACGTTGCCGTCCTATTGGGAATACTCGGTGCGCGCCGATAGCGCTCTTGCTTGGTATCGCATGGACGAAGTCGCAGGATCGACTTCGATCTTTGACACGATCAACGGTGCGAACGTTGGCAGTTGGTACACCACTGCTCTAGGCGCAAGTTCGTCTCTTTCAACCTCAAGCATTGTGCCAACGGACTCAAACCTTGCGACAGAGTTTGATGGCGGAAGATTCGTTGAGGCTTCGGGTTTCAGTCTTTCTAAGTCTTACAACACCGGCTTGTCTACGGCAGTGAGTGCTTGGATTCAAACCTCAACAACAACTGATGGCCGCTACGGCATTTTCTCTAGGGCGTCATTTACTGCTGAAACTAGAACCGCTTTTGGCATGGTTGTTTCAGGCGGCGTCGGAACTATTCAAGCGCAAATTGGAGACAACTTCTCCTATGGCTCGGTCACTGTTATTTCGTCGGCAATTATTGTCAACGATGGCAAACCGCATTTCATTTATGCACGCCGAACCAATAGTGGCGACACAACGCGCTTATGGGTAGATGGCGTTGAAGCCACGTCATCAACCTCCACCACAGCGGCGAACGATTCAAACCCCAAAAGCATCGTTGGTGGTCCTTTCACCGGCACGTCTGGTGGAACTTATGACTTTACAAGCAACTTCACCGGCACAATCGATGAGATTGTCTTCGACGGTTCCGACCTCACAGATGCACAAATTGTGAATCGTTATGAAATGGGCAAAGGCACCTACCTCACTGGTCAGACTGCATCTGCACGAATCACATCGCTGCTGACAATGGCTGGCTGGATGAGTGACGGCACCAACCTCACGACCGCAACCTCAACGGTGCAGGGAATCAACTCGCAGGGCAAGACTCTGTTGGCAGCGTTGAAAGAATGTGAAGCCGCCGATCAAGGTCGTTTGTTCATTGACGGTTCAGGCAAGGTTGCTTTCATCTCGCACAACGTGTTGGCGACGACTGCCACCTACAACACCTCGCAGCGCACGTTCGGTGACTCAACCAGCGAACTGCCATTCACGGACATCGAGTTCATCTATAACGATCAACTCGTCAAGAATAGGGTCGTCATCGGTAGACAGAACGGCCCCACGTTCACGACCAACGACACCACCTCTCAGGGTCAATACTTCATCCGCACCGACTCACAATCGGACCTGATAAACGACACCAATCAGTCGATCGTTGACGCAGCGAATGTTCGGCTTGCGCTTTACAAACAACCGGCAATGCGAATTGAATCGCTTGGCTTCACGCCTAGAGCAAATACCACTATCTATAGCGGCCTGATTGGCGATGAGATCGGTACACGCATCACGGTGAAACGACGACCGCAAAGCGTCGGCTCAGTCATCAGCAAGGAACTGCTCATCGAAGGTGTTCAACATGACATCGGCCCGATGAACTGGTCATCGACGTACAACCTGTCGCCTGCACCGCTGGCGTTCTTCATTCTTGATTCGTCGACGTTCGGCGTTCTCGGCACAAACCTGCTCGGCTATTAGGAGACTCTTATGGGTTCAGGCTTCAAAACATTCGCAGCATCCGAAGTTCTCACCGCTGCCAATCTGAACAACTACTGCCAGAACCAGTCGGTCATGTATTTCTTGACGACTACCGCTCGCGATGCGGCGATCACTTCACCCGTCGACGGTATGACCGCCTACATCGGAAGCAATGATTCGTCAGAAGGCCTTTACACTTACAACGGCACATCATGGCGACGAGGTCCGGGCTGGAACGCTCCGTGGGGTCGCATAGCGAGTTCATCAAAAACCACAACCACAAGCCTCTCCACTACCGTGACAGATGTTACTTCCGTAACTTTTACGGCAGTCGCGAACCGGTACTATAAGACTCACTTCTTCGCCCCTTATCTTTCAATGGGCGCAGCTGGGGCTTGCGATGTCTATTTAACTGACGCTGCGAGTACACAAATTACGGTCGCGAATTTCAGCCCGCGAGGGTTGGGTCTCTTTGAACCCGTGAATCTTATGTATTTAGAAACACCGTCCGCTGGCTCTCACACGCGAAAGATTAAAAGCGTCTTGTCGACAAGCACCGGAACGATACAAGGAAGCGCAACCGCTCCCGCCGTTCTTATTGTCGAAGACATCGGCCCCGCTGGTGCGCCCGCCTGATGGGCTACTATCTGCTGGACAATCCACCGGCGTCGCCGCAGTTCTATCCGTCACGGAACTCGACGCCGACTTGGGCGATTGGTGTTCACACCAGCGAAGGGTCGACTGGACCAGGCAGCGCCCGCAACCTCGCTGCCTTCATCGCCAGACGATCCGACCCCGGCTCCTATGCCTGCATCGTCGACAGTGAAGAAACCATCGTCCTAGTCCCACCGGACTACACCACCTTCAGCGTCGCCGCCTCTGGCTACAACTCGCGCACCTGGCACATCTGTCTCGCCGGTCGCAGCGCTGATCTCAGCCCTGACGATGCCAACACTCAAGCAATGATTGCTCGAGCAGGCGAAGCCATCCGTGCGCTGTGGACATTCCTCGGAATTAACCCAGCAGCGAACGCTCAATGGATCGGCACCGAAGCACTCAACCGTCCCGGCCTCTTCTGCCACGGCGATGTCCAGCCATGGGATCGCTCAGACGCTTGGTCGTTACACCCCGACCGTGCAGCTCTCGACCAACTCTTGATTCAAGCAACAGTCGGCAAACCAACTCCAAGTCCTGAGGAGGACGACGTGAAAGACGCTCTCATTCGTGACCCCCGTGACGGTGCGGTCTATCGAATCACTCAGCCAGGAAACATCGCCGTGCACCTTGACGCTGCCGCTTATGCCTCAGCAGTTCAGTCGGGTATTCCGATGATCGGCGACGTGTCTCCTGCCGTGCTCGGCAACTTCGGTCTCGTGCCTTCAATCAACGCTTCTAAAAAGTAACGCCATGCTTGCCCAAGCCTCGACGGCCATCAGCGACAGTCCCGGCTTCGGCGCTGCCGAATGGATTGCCATCCTCACCGGCATCTCTCTAGTGCTTGGTTCCATCACCACGTTGATCGTTGTGGTGTTGAAACTGCGCACCGAGAACCGTGACCAACACGATCACAATCTTCGCTCAAGCAGCGAACGCTTCGACGAAGTGATGAGCACCGTCAAAGAAATCGACCACAAGGTCGAAGACGTTGCCGACAACCTGCAACGCCACGAAGTTGTGCATCATCAGCGCAAGCGTCGCTGGTAGTTCTAATCCTCGACAGACGGGCGACTGCATGTCTGATGAAACGCGCACACACTTGGTGATCCCTGACACTCAGGCGAAGCCAGGAGTGCCGACAGTTCACCTGGAATGGATCGGTGCCTACATCATCGAGCGCAAGCCCGACGTGGTTGTGCACCTCGGCGATCACGCCGACATGCCAAGTCTGTCTAGTTATGACATCGGCAAGCGATCCTTCGAGGGTCGCCGATACACCGACGACATCGACGCCGCTAACAAAGCCTTCGACCTTCTCTGCGCACCCCTCAAGCGTTTCAACGATCACCAGCGCAAGGTGAAGGACAAGCTCTACAAGCCCGAGCTGCATCTCACGCTCGGCAACCATGAGGACCGCATCAATCGGGCAAACAATGACGACCCGAAACTGCACGGCCTCATCTCCACCGACGATCTCAACTATCAATCGCACGGCTGGACGGTTCACGAATACCTGCGCCCCGTCTTCATCGATGGCGTCGGCTACTGCCATGTTTATGTTCAGCCGATGAGTGGCCGCCCATTGGGCGGCGCAGCGGCAGGTCGACTCAAGCAGATCGGCCACACCTTCACGATGGGCCACCAACAGACACTCGACTACGCCATTCGCTTCGTCGCTGGTGGCAGTCAGCACGGACTCATCGCCGGCGCTTGCTATCTGCATGACGAGGATTACAAAGGCCCACAGGGCAACGCTCACTGGCGTGGCCTCATCGTCAAACACCAGGTCGAAGACGGTAGTTACGACCCCATGTTCGTCAGCCTCGACTATCTCTGCCGCCGCTACGAAGGCGTCAGCCTCGCCAAGTTCACACAAACCATTCACTAACCACTCGCCCGCAGGAGGCAACCGTGGAAAGCCCAAGCCCGATGTGGGACTCTGTCACCGCTGAAGCAAATGGACTTGTCCATAATCAGCGAGGTGCGCTCTACAACCACCCCAGCGTGGACTACTCCCGGACCGCTGAGATCTTTGAAGCCATCACCGGCGTCACACTCACAGTGCCCGAGGCTGTGGCGTTCATGCTGAGCGTCAAGCTCTCACGCATCGGCAACGCACTCGAGCAAGGCTTCACCGCCGACATGGTGCGCGACTCAATCGTCGACCTCGCCGGCTACGCAGACTGCCTCTATGCCGTATGGGCTGACGCCACCGACGAAGCAATGGACGACTCGCTCGCTGAGTTCTTTGACGAGCTTGAGGATGAGTGAGCAGACATGGAC